TAAGCGGCAATTTGCGACCGTAGAATCGCCATATATCAGCGATAAGTTCTGCTACTGTCTCAAAGTCTTCTGGTCTACACTCAGGGCGACACTCGATACCGATTGACCTTGCGTTCTCTTCCATCACTCCAGTGTGCCATGCCACATTGCCATAACTAACGATACAAGCCACTCTACCAGCCTCAGCCACTAGATGAGCTGATGAGCCACTCTTAGGATTACATAGCCAATTTACAACGCCCATAAATGACTGTCCATCTGCACCCCAATGGTGAATACAGATGTACTCAGGTACATTCTGATTCGTCTCTCCGACAAAGTATTTGCCAAAGTTCGGACTGTCAAAGTCTTCTATAAATTGATATGCCATAGTCTAGTCCTCGACTTTCTTTTCTTCTTCTAATTTCAAAATCTGCTTAAATATCTGATGCAATCCAGTAGACGCAAGTCCACTAATCATCCCACTAGCAATAGCCACTAGTGTGACTGCGTGAGCGTCAATACAACCTAGTATCGCTCCTAGCACTGTAACAGTGAGTGGAATGTACTTGTTGTCGGTCGGTAGGAACTTCTTCATTAAATAGCCTACTGCCAAACAAACTGCTATAACCAATGGAATGTAAAGATTTGTTAAAAATTCAAGATTCATGATATACCTCCTTGTCTTGAAACAATAAAAACTAATTTAGCTCAATATTCTCTATCTCGGCTCTTACCTCTAAACAATAGAGGTATTCTCCCATTGCGGCCTTTTGCTTTTTTAGTAAATCAATAGGACAAGACGGAGTAAATTCAGATGTGCCAGCGTCGATTTTTACTACGAGTTTATGTAACTTGAGATAGCGTTCTTTTGTTTGGTAATATTCAGCCTTAAAACGCTCTTTAAAGTCCTTACTGTTCATCAACTCGACTGTTTCCAATAGATTCATAATGTATCTCCTTTCAATATAAAAGGGAGCGTTATTGCCCCCTAATTTAGTGCATTTTGTATAACTAGTGTCATTCCTGAGCCTATTAACACGGATATGATAGCTTGTACAACTGCGTTCCATCGCATTTTAGGTACTTGCTCAAGTGCGTCAATCCTTTCGCCTTGCTCGTTGAGTTCTTCTTGGTGTGCGTCCATCTTTTGGACCATTAACTGTAAGCTGACATTCATCTTCTGAAGTTCGGATGTCATATTCTCAAGTGAGTCCATCCTCTTTTCAAGTGAGATTATTCCGTGAGTATGCTCCTCTAATTTCTTTATGTCGCTTTCTCGACGGCGATAACAATCTTCGCTTGTGAACTGTTCCATATGCCCTCCTATTTTACCCTTCTGCTCTGCATAGATATTTGATATAAAGATATGTAGCTGGATTATTTCCCTCTGCTGTGATATTAGCTCCCCCGATGTGCCTAGCGTTCAAAGTCACCTCTGCACCAGCTGTCAGTGATACCACCTTCGAGGCAAGTCCAATGCCTCCGCCAGCCCTTGTTGTGATAACTGTTGATGCAATTTCATTGCCGTTTGATTTAATGTACACACCATTAAACGGAGATGTCGCAACATCGTTCTCAAAGTAAACACCAGCACTGATTTCATACAATCCTCCCTCGCTGACTTTGATTGCACCATTGATGAGTGAAAACACATCGCCACTCGAAAACAGTGCGTTATTGAGCTGAAATGGCGTGATAACACCATTCTTCATAAGTGTTATGTTCTGCGTTGAGTTTGCTTGCATAAACGACCCGACAATTCCCTTAGCCTTAAAGAGTTCATCCGTGTATAGCTGATTTCCATTTGCCTTGAGACTTACATTGCCAATTTTGAGCTCAGGTACATAGATTACATGCGATGAGCTTAGTCCGTCTCTGTCAAATACAAACGACTTGCTACCATCATACATTCCAGCATTGACACCACCTTGAGGCCCTATGACAAAAGATGGGCCTAGATTGATTGTAGCCACCCCGCTAGTCATTGATAGGCCTCTAGGCGATAGACTCGCTCTAATAGTTCCCTCTGCAGAGGTGTTGATATATCCGATTTCAAGCGACTTATTAAGCGTGAGCTCCGACTCCTCGCTACGTATTACCACTGAATTTCCAAAGGATGCATTTACACTCTGTCCATTTCGGATATTCACAGCCTCATTTGTGATAAGCACATTTGAGCCTGTCGCATTTTCAGGTGTTTCTGAGCCATCTTGTAGGTCTGCCACCATGATGCCCTGGGGGGATGCTGTGATGTAGTTTGTAGCTGTCTTCTGTGCCTCTTCAAAGGATGCTTGAGCCATCCCCATGAACGCCTCAACATCGTTTCTTATCGCCTCGTCAACAATTGGGTGCCAGCTATAGTCCGTGTAGTCGTTTGAAGGTGTCTCGACATCCTTGTCTAGTGCGATTCCCATCCACTTATGGGAATTGGTATAAGTGTGTGAGAAGTCGGTTCCCTTGTCGTCGCTTGCGTATGCGACCCATGTATAGGCTGACTTGCCATCCTTTCCGTCCGCTCCCTTGATTTTGCTCCATGTAAAGGCTTCTGGCTTGCTTAGGTCTGCTGTCTCGCTTGCTTGTCCGTTGCTTATACCTAGATATGACTTGCTGTCTGCAGAGGATGATATTCCCTTTCCGTGATTATCATCAGCATAAGCAATCCATGTATAAAGAGGCTTAGGTCGTGGAAGAGCCTTGAGCTCGTTCGCAAGGTCAACGATTGACTGATATATTCCACTATCTTGGATGAGATACTCGCCTAAAGTGGCCTTTTGCATTCCCTCGTCGATAGATTCCTCTAGCTTGAGTAGTCTAGCCGATAGGTAGAGTTTTCCAGCCTCGTCAATGATGTTGATTCTATCGCCTATTGCAATATTCTCAGGAAGTTTATTGATATCAATCTCGTAGTTCTCCTCAATATCTCTAATCTTCTTTAGCTTGCCGATTGCGTGGTTACAAAGTGTCTTCTGCACCACTGTGTCATAGCTATATGTCTTTGTGATGTGCTTGAATGTCTGTGTCTTCTTTAGTCCGTCTTCCGATACGATCTCGCTGATTCTTCCCCACTTAGCAAGTGCAGTTCTTGAGCATAGTCTTCCGTCTGCATCAACATAAAAATCGCCATCATCATATACATAGCCTTTCAAAGTGATAGGCTCGTTCTGACCTTCTGGAGTTCCCCCTTTTACGATTAAAGCTGTTGCAAGATTCGATATAGATTTTTTAACAACGATACGATCTATATCACGATTGAGTCTCAGCTCCTCTTTTACATCCTTCCCTCTGCGTTTGTGGATATTGATGTATTTGTGTGCCACTGTAAGTCCTTTGATGTCAAAGCTATATGATACCTCTGCATCAAATTGTTTTGATAAACTAGCAAGCCTTTCAGTGACAGTCGCCTCTCCGTCCCAGCTGAGTTTCCTAGAGCGGTCTGAAATTTCATTGATACCTATCTCAAAGCCACTGTCTTTAGTCCACTTCTCAATGTACCAGCTGATAGGCTTTGCCTCTTCAGATTCAAAAGGTTCCGCAATCTCATTGAGCAAATCAAGTCCAGCATCTTCCGCATAGACTTCGATGTCCTGGTTCTTGGAGTCTTCCACAGTGTCGATAATGGTGTATACCTCGTCTTTACCATCCCTTGAGCATAAAAGCTGATTGCCAGTCATTGTCATTTGCTCTAGCAGAGCCTTATTTTCGCCTGTATAAACGATTTTAAAGCCTAGAGTGGCGATACCTGTGTCCACTGCTTGAACCTTGCTGTCATCGGTGATTTTAAAGCCTTTAGATAGTTTGGTGGAGGCCATACCTAGTATGTTTAGTTTTTTATCTGCAAAATAGATTATCATTTATATGTACCTCTCTCTGTACTTTAGTTTTAGCTGTGCATTCTTTGTCCAGTCTGACATGGCTACATTGATGCGATTGGCTCCTTGCGTTAGCTTGAATCCTTCCCAGTCATTGCCGATTGCTCCGTACTCAGGTGTTTCGAGATTGTTGACTATGATGCGGCCCTCATCTCCATTCACTTTGATGTTGTCACCTTGTGAAAACTTATTCGGAATGTCGATAAATGTCGTCGTATGATCTTTTGTAAAGGTCAAATCATATAGCATATTCAGTCCTAAAGTCGGCTTATTACCATACGCAGCGAAAATGATACTAATTTCGTTTACTTCTCTGTTGTCTTTTTCCCTTATGGTGATTGATTTCTTTGTGCCGTAGATATTGAAGGTCACCACTTCGCCCACTTTAGTTACTGTGCATGTATTTGATGCGTGCTCAGGTGCTCCAGTCTTTAGGTTATCCCAATCAATTGGAACATCGGGACCATATGTGGAAATACCTACATCTCCCTCGAACATCCTTGTCAGTGCGACTCTAGGTGCCTCGTATGTTTCTATCGAAAATGCGGTGACAAGATGTCGCTCTGTGCCAGTATTGTGACAAAAGAGCACATTGAAAGCACCTTGCTGATTTATGATGTCCTTTGATAAACAGAACTTGTGTGAGAATGTGCATCTAAAATTCATAGCTCCAATGTGTCCGCTCTTATCTGCTTTTAACATTCTAGTTATAGAAGGCCCGTGGAATTTTGTTCCATTTCCGTAAGTCTTTGCTTGCACCTTATCTGCGACTGTATCTAATGTTCCATCAATTACCACCATTCCATGTAGCGATGGTAGATTCTTCTCGTTAATCTTCCACTCACTTGCCTTGAATGGATTGGTATATCTTGATATGTCGATTAGTCTTTCAGATGGTGGTAATGCTATTCCGTCAATCTCTGACGGATTGCCCAGCTGAATAATCTTACCGTCTTGATTGACAAATGCCATATATCCACATGATGATTCTGGTAAAGATACCTCAAAATGTGGATGTGCTGGATAAGTACCATCGTAGTTAAATTCAAAAACCTTGTCTTTATTTGCTGTAAGCACTTTCTCCGTGAGTGAATACTTGAATGGGTCAAAGCACTTTATAGAGAATTTCCCCACGACTGCGTTACGACCAGGATCTATATCTTCATAGCTTGATGGAGTGCCGATGTAGTATCTATCCTTTTCATCATCAAAAATAAGCTGTGCATCTTCAACATTTAAAACTGCGTTGAGTTTTTCAAAAGCCCTTCGATATTCCTCGTTAGTTTCTGCTATGAGCTGGAAGGTCACTGTAATGACTCTAGCTGGATACTTTCGTCTTCGCATACTAGTACCATCAGCTCCACCTGTAGAGTATTCGTCTATGTCTGCTAGCAATAACTCTCTGCCCTTTACATTGAGCGTCTTATAGCCTTTGACAAGTTCTTCGATGTATTTGCCATTTATTCGTAAGGCCTCAGAGGGTAGCATTGTGCTACCCTTTTCGGTTACGTCAGTAAATCTATACACGTCCGTGTCTCCTTCCTTCCCTCTTCTCTCGCTTGTTCAATTCCTCACGCATAGGGTCTGCGGTTGCCTTTGCAATCTCTTTGCCGTCTAGTTCGACTGGAACGATCACTGTGTACCTTGCGACTGCGTCATAGTCGTACTCGCTTGATAAACTAGCTGTAGGGATACCGGCAAAGCTTATCTGCCTACCGATTCCAAAGCTATCAGCAATGCTTGAACCCATTCCGTCAACTGTCCTTTTGACCTTTGAGAACGAAGAAGTCAATCCCTTATCAAGTCCGCTCATGATTGCGTTACCAGCTGGAATGAGAAGTCTCTTGTCGTATTCGATAGGACCCTTATGTTTCTTGATCCAACCGGCAATTCCTCCGACAAAGTTCTTCACCTTTTCAAAGCCAGCTGTAAGGCCTCCCAAAAATCCGTGGATGATAGCCTTTCCTATGCTCTTTAGGTCAATCTTGGAGATTCTGTCAACGATTCCCTTACCTAGTCCTATAATTGCATTGAATACTTGTGGTATAGCTTGTACAATTCCACTAACTAGCTTGCCGATGAGCTCGATACCCTTTTGGATAATGGTAGGGAACGCAGATACAAGGCCACCAATGAGCGACAGCACAATCTGTGCGGCTGCTTGAAGTATCTGAGGTAAATTCTCGATGATTCCATCAACAAATTTTATCAGTGCGTTGAATGCGGTCTCTGCTATCTGTGGGAAGTTCTGAGCAATACCTTTCGCAAGTGAGGCAAGCAAGTTCATACCAGTAACGATTAGATCAGGCAAGTGCTCAGCGATACCCATGATGAACTTTGACAGAACATCAACCGCACTTGTGATGATGCTTGGTGCGTTGGCCGATAATCCATTGACAAGTGTCTCGATGATTGTAAAAGCACTGTCTAAAACATTCGGAAGTAACTGTCCTAGTCCATTCAAAAAGTTAATCAATAGCTGTGACCCACTGTTGATTAGATCGGGTAGTTTGCTAGTAACGCCCTTTGTGAAGTTTGCTATTACTTCCGGACCTTTCTCAACGGCTATCTTTATCATGTCGTTGATTTTGTCGCCATACGCATTGGCTAGCACACCTAGTCCAGCAATTGCTGTCGCAATTAAGGCGGCTGGAAGTATGAGCCTTAAGCCTAAGCCCATCATCTTAGTAAGTCCACTAGTTACTTTACCGCCTACTGTTCCAAATGCACCGCCTAATCGTCCACCTATGGCCGTAACCCTATTTGGTAACATGCTGCCCATTCGATCTAGTACACTAAATGACATCGCTGAGGCCTTTTCAAATGGTAAGTAGATGCTCTTCCAAATACGATTACCTCTTGATCCAATATCAAAACGACCTGTGACGGTCTGCAGTTTGAATAGGCCCTCTGTTGCCTTATCTAGTCCAGCTGGTATAGATTTGATACCATGATTCACAAGTCCAATTCCGTCGCTTACTAGTCCAAAAGTTTGAGGGTTAAATATCTTACGCCCTACAAAAATGCCAGCCATCGCTCCACCTACTGAGGCAATCTCTCTCAATGGAGCTGGTAGCTTGCCAGCTGATGACGCCAGCTCGCTCAAAACTCCGCTTAGACCGTTTTTCTCGAATGCCTCGGTCAATCTGTCGATTGCGTCCGATAACTCGTTTGTAGCCGTTGTTACGACCTTAATTCCCTTAGCATTAAAGGCCATGAATGCTGGCTGTAGCTTGTTTGATATTGTCTCCTTTAATCCGTCAAGTGCTTGACCGATGTCCTTGTACTGTGTCGCCATCTTTTGGAGATCACTTCCAGCACCAGCAGTCTTTTTGATAGCCTCGAAGAAGTCCTCAGTCTTAACCTTGCCAGCTTGTACATTAGCAACAAGCTCGGCTGTTGTCATGCCCATTGTCTTGGCGATTTTAGATATTCCAGCTGGTGTCTGCTCTAGCATGAGCTTGAAGTCCATCCATGATACATAAGGCTTAGCTGCCATCTGTACGCCTTGAACGGATAGCGTTTTCATAGCTTGTCGTGGGTTTTCCGACGCAGCTGCGATTCCACCGAAGGCTTTTACAAGGTCCTTTGACCCTTTGACGCCTACTGCATCAAACTGAGCGAACGTGCTCGCCATGTCGGATGAGCTGTATATGGTCTGCTCTGCATACTTCTGTAGCTCTTTTCGTGTCTCTGCAATCTCTTTCTTTGTGTGCCCGTTCATCGCCATGTTAGATTCAAAGTTCTGCCATGCCCTTGATGATTCTATGAGCTCATTCTTCATTCCACCGATAGCACCAGTGACTTTGTTGAATGCAGCTTGACCAGCACCAGCGAATAGTCCAAAGCCAAAACCTCTTGATAGTCTCGACTGCAAGCCCACAACACTTCTGTCTGCCTTTGCGAATGTGCTAGTAAAGTTTTTATCAACTGCCGATAGTATCGCTTTCACTGAATAATCAGCCATGTGTCTCCCCCTTTCCTTGTTTCATTATTTTTCCAATCGCAATCAGTCTGTCGTTATCTCTCTTGATTCCTCTTGCTTTGTCTAGCTCTGCCTCGTAGTCAAAGAACGTGTCAAATCGTGCAAATACAGGCTTGATTCTGTCTTTACCAGCTTTCTTTTTCGCTGATGCAGCAAAGTTCAAATAAGCTTGCCAGTGTAGTCTGTACTGCTCGTCTATTTGCTTGAGATTGTGAGCTTTTACTAGTAGCTGATACTCGGGAAATGTAAGAGTATTCACTTCCTCGATTCGTTTAAAACCAAAAAACCTAAAGCAGTCTATCGCAATCGCCTCGTAGATTTCCTCTATTGACTGAGCATTCCCATGAGTTCCTTCTGTCTTTTCTTCAGTGCCTTCTCTTCTTCCTCTGCCTCTTTCGCTGCCTTCTGTATCTTCAGAGTCATACTCTTGGTACAGTTGGCTTTCGATAAAAAATCAAGCACCTCTGCAAATAGTCCGTCGATGTCTGTATCTTCGCTCTCTATATATGCCATGATTTCGTTCTTGCTGATTCTAGGGGTTTCAGTCTTGTTTGCAATCTCCAGGATCGTGAGCAATGCCTCTGGGTTCTTGTCAAGTATTCCGCTGACATTAAACGCAAGGCCAGCCTTTTCCTTATTCTTACTGCCGACTGTCTCAACCTCATAGGTTTTATTTATTTCAAGCAAAAAACCCATTCCAAACTTAAAAGAATAGGTTTTTCCGTTGATTTCAAGCTCCATTGTGTTCATTTTCTTTTCCTCTCTCAATCAATAGATATGATTATTTGTACAAAAAAAGGCGGTATTCAAACCGCCCTTACTCTTCCTCTATGCTCCAGCTGTTGTGTCCTTAAAGACATAAGACGCAACGGCCTGCTGTTCATTTGTCACTGTTACATCGCCTCTAACTCCTGAGCCATTGATTCCGAATGTGAGTGATACTTCGACCATATCCTCAGCTCCTGACTTGATCTCGAAGTTTGTGAGATATCCCTGAAAATATCTGCCCGCATACTTGTTCGCACCAGTGCCAGCCTCTTCAAGGTTAGCCTCCCAAATCTCAACGATTTCGTCGTTGTCTAGTGCGTCCTCAAGTGATTTGAGTAGCTTGTCACCCTTTGAAAGGATTGATGTACAAGTGATTTCTGTCTCAGCGACTCCTGGTGTTCTAATCTTTCCGTCCTTTGTTGCTGTTGAGTCAGCATCCTTTGACTTCGAACGTCCATTCTCTGTTACAAACGCAATCGCTGCACCCTTTTCTGTCGCTGCCTTTGACAAAAGTCTGTAAAGGTATACTATCTTTTTTCCAGCTACAGCTGTCATAGTTGACTGTGCCATATCTATTCCTCCTAACTAATTTTTGTGTTAATTACTTTCTTATTTGTGCCTCTAGCTAAATGTCCATGTGAACTCTAGTACTCCGTGCAACAATGCATGAGCGGTCGTGTCGTCCTCCATGATTGTTTGATTTGTCTCTACTAGATTCCATGAGCGATTCTCTGTCGTCTCTATTCCTCTTACGATGTCCTTGACATCAAGTAGCATCGTTGAGAATGTACCTCTCTGAAGCATGTTGTTGAACCATACATGAATAGTCAGTGCCACCGTGCCGAATAGTGCAGTTTTGTTCTGCATGTCCGTCTGCGTGGTCCCAGCCATCACGATAAAAGGGTACTCGACCTCTTTAGATGGAATGACTGTATCAAACACTAGTATTCCAAAGCGTTTCTCTAGCTCTTTGCGGACTTTAGCAAATATCTCTTGCTGTGGGTCTCTTCTCATTTCCACCTAGCCTCCCATGATTTTCTTTACATCCCTTATAAACTTCGGTTTAACCTTTTCAAGAGCTGGCTTTACGAATGGATGCTCTTTCATGAACCTGGTACCGTACTCTAGGTATGGTGCGTACTCTGCTGTTGGCTCGACTGTTACGCTCATGCCATCGTCGCCCTTGCTGAGCTTGATGCTCCTACGCAAAAAGCCAGTCTTGACGGGTGCTTTCTCGACCATAACCTTGTTGAGGTCTGCACCATGCTTACTAATGCAAGCCTTGACATCGACCATTTTCTGTGCGTGCTTTAAAGCCTCAGACAAGGCGTCTGCTCCACTTATCTTGATTGACATATCAATGCACCTCCGAGACGATAAAAGTCGTCTTGAACCTCAAATTTCGCCTTTTATCTATACGGTACTTCTTGCCTTTGTACAGAATGTAGTCTGTTTTGAGGTCGATGTCATTAGTTGGTACATGTATCCTCAGCACGCCCTCTCTTATTTCGCCATACACTAGTTTTACGACCTCATCTGATGCATCACAAACCGATGCGATGATAGGCTCGTTATACATATCGCCTGGAGCGTCGTAGTCGCCCGTATATTCGTTGTAAAGGCCTCTCTCCTCTTCGCATAGGGTGATTACTTTATCGTACCTCATATAAACCTCACCCTTCCTTGAGTGCTTTTATCTTTATTCTTGAGATACAAAGCAATGTCCTTTTCGTATGGCTTAAAATCATCATTGCTCCATGTCATCTGTTCGCCCTCAACATTGTGCGATGTCAATCCTTCTGAGCCGATGCGGTTAAACCTTGCGACTGATACCTCAATGACAATGTATGATAGTTCTTGAGGCACTTCGTCGCTCGATATAAGGACTTTTAGCCTTTGCTCGGTCATGTAGGCTATTCGATGGATTAATTCCTCGTGCTTATAGCCTAGTGGTCCTAGCAGTGCCTTGATACTATCTAAATACATTACTCCTCGCCTTCCTCTGTTACCTTTGCTCCATTAGTTGCCTCAGTTACATCTGTCGCCTCTGAATCGTCGCCCACTTCCTTGATTAGAGGGTTTCTTAGTGGGTTGTCTCCACCCATCAGCTCGTCGATTCTCCACTCTGCTGGCTCATATCCTTCTCTAGGATATATATCGCCCTCGTTGTACTCAAAATAGGTCTTCTCGCCCTTTTTATCCATTGTGAAGTCCTCTAGGTCATGGAACTGCTCTAAAACTCTATACATATTGATTTTCCTCCTTGTTACATAAAACAAAAGAGAAGGACTTGCTTTTGTCCTTCTCTTTATTTCCCCCTTTTAGGCTTTGCCTACTCTCTAAAGGCTTATACTCCAGTAACTGTTACCTTTGCGATTGCCCTCTTGTTATCTGCTGGAACATACTCGCCAGCACTTCCAGCTCCCTGTAGTGCTAGTCCGTTGAAGTCCTCTGACTCGATTGTTCTTACAGTGTTGATTCCTGTGAACGCCTTACCGCAGTGCTGAACATAAGCATATACTACTTCCTTTGTCTGGAATAGGTCCGCTGGTACTTCTGTTATGTAGAATCCCTTGAACTTTAGCATAGCGTTGTCGTCAACATTTACAGATGAACCCTTCGCACTTGTAGCAAGTCCGCTGTCGATGATTGCGTTATACACATCTGACCTTACCTTTGCAATCTTCACAAGTCCATTGCGTACCTTTGCGTTTGTGAAGTGAGCTGATAGCTGGGAGAATATCTCGCCAACATTGTCCTTTGTTACAGATACGCCACCAGCGATTGTCTTGCCAGCATTGTCTGAGATGAACTTTCCGTGGTGAATATTGAACTGTCCAACCTTAGCCTGTGCCTGTAGCTCTAGTCTGTCAGCTACTGCTGTGTCCATGTCTGCGTTTACTGTCGCTCTGTCAAGTCCTTCGTGGATTGCCCATGTCCATGTGTAAGGCACATCTACGTCTGTGTAAGTAATCTCTTTTCTGTCACCAAATCTTGATGTCTTTCCTGTGCCAGCACCAAAGCCTGTAGCTGGGTCCTTGCTGTATGTACCGACTACTACTGGAATGTCTGAGGTCTTTACTGTGAAAGCTACCTTGTTGTTAGCTACTCCGTCTAGTGCCTCGATTGTGTCACCAACAAAGAAGTCCGCAAAGTATGCCTCTACTCCGAATACTGCCTCGATGAGTTCCTTGAACTCTTTTCCGTATACTGTGATTCCTCTTCCGTTATTCTCGCCCTGTGCAAATAGCTGTAGGTCAAATTTTCTCTTTTCCATTTCTAAATACCCTTTCTTAATTTCGTTTATGATTTCTTGTACTTAGCAATCTTCTGCTCAAGTGGGCTGAGATTGCCGTTATTGTTATTAAAATTGTTAGGTGTTCTGCCAGTTGCTCTTTTAACCTCTGCAGCCTTGAGTTCCTTTTCGACAATGCCAACAAGTTTCTCAATGTTGCCCTTTGTCTTTTCTGCATCGCCATTGACTACTAAATCTAGCATATCCTTATTTGCCTCAATGCCAGCCTCGGATAGTAGAGTTGACGCTGTATTCCTCAGCTCCATCATCTCTGACTGTGCTTTTAGCCTTGCGTTTTCCTCACGCATTTGCTCTAGCTCGTAGTCCTTTTTCTGCTCTGCGTTCATCTTAGCTAGCTTTTCCGCCTCGGTCTGAGCCTTCTTCAAGTCCTCTTTGTACTTGTCCTCTAGCTTGGACTCTCTTGTCTTGATTGCTTTCTCGATTCTGCGGTCAAACTCTGCTTGATTCTTAGGGTCCTTTAGGAAGTCGTCAAAGCCGTTGCTCTGCTCTCCTCCGTTATTTCCCTCTTTGTTTGGTTCTGCTGGCTCTGTGCCATTACCCTCGGTCCCAGCATCGTCGCCATCTGCAAACAACTGTAGTTTCCACTTTTTAATAACTTCCATGTTCTTTTCCCCTTTCGTCCAACACATTGGAATAAGATTCCCCCATGTCATCCGCTGTTATAGAATTGATTATTTGTACATTATCGGAGTAGGCTGATGCTACTCCGTTTATGCCTATAAAAAAAGACTCTCTCAGAACTTTCCCTTGTGCTGATAAAGCCTTATGCTCTACGAAGGCTCTCCCTTCGCCTATACTGTATTTTATTTCGTCGCTTGACAGATTCGCCACTGACTCAATATAAGTCTGTAAGAGTGTCGATATGGCACTGCAAACGATATCTTGTCCGTATGGTCCGTAGTCTGCGTGACCCTCAACGGATATTCTGTCGTTGTTATTGTAAATTGTTATCAAATAAACACCCCTTGTTATCTTCTAGGAAGTTATATAACGCAACCCCTAACTGCTCAACTTGTTTCTCTTCAAGACCAATGTTGTAAACATCGTCAAGTGCGTGGATTACCTCGTGTATTAGTGTTTCACACTTTCGTGGGTAGCTTGCTCCCTCGTTTAGTAATATCCTTTGCTGGATGTACTGTACTTGTCCAAGCAATTCAGTGCTGCCTTCATGTATATTTCTGTCTTCTACAACCTCATACTCAAGGTGTAAAGCTTTAATTTTCTTTGGTATATTCACTATGCCTACTCCCTTTCAAACTAAAATAAAAAAATACACAAGCTCAGTCGAGATTTTGTGTATTTTATCTGCTATTCTTCTGTACTTCTATATTAGACTCCGGTTTAAAACCGATTCCATTATTACATTCTTTTACTTTCTTTGGTCTTCCTTCAAGAAACCATTTTCGAGGAATGCCATCGGGGTATGCCTCACAACAACACTTGTGTGAGGTCCTATCGTTGTAGAAACGTTCACATTCCATACAATCTGAAAAAACTACCATCCTGTATACTCCTTTACTAAATTTGCAATTTGTTGAGACACCTTGTCTCCATTTTTTATTGCGACTACACCCTCAGCAATTGTTTCAGCACCATCTAAGCTCCCATCGTTATAGTTTGATACCCCCGGTATGAATTTCTTCCTAACCTCTTTTTCTAATTGGAGAAACTCACTCCATGTTTTACAATCTTCAAAGGTTTTAAAATGTGCCGCCTCGTGAAGTATTAAGTCATCTAAATTTCTACACGCAAGATTGTGGTTTATATAATTATTATATATCCTTGCATTAAACGATTCAATATCTTTATTCCAGTTAAAACTCGAATTGATGTTCAATTTTGCTTTATATATCCCATCTTGGGAATAAGGTACATATGTAAACGGAGCTCCTTCGTTATTAAAAGGTGCAAACTCAATATTATCAATCGTAATATTGTAATTTTTTTCTATTCTCTCAAGTGCTTTAGAAATTCCCTTTTTTAAAGTGTCATCGATTTGATTAGATTCTAACAATTCTTGTGGCAATTCGACATTTTTGCTAAGGACTTTATCTTCTGTGCTTGCACTAGTGCTACACCTACAGTTAGGATGTAGTGGCGGAGCATTCTCGCCCACCATCATGTCCCTAACCTTGAATGTCCTTCCGTCCATATGTCTGCAAATAGGACAAGCACCAGCTCCTATAGTGATGAACTGATACTCGTCATACCCACATTGTTCATATGCGTTTTGCTGTGACTGTGTCTGCACCCTTGCCAGCTCAGTGATGAGCAGTCGCTCTGCGTTATATCTTGATGTGCCGAATACCTTTTGAAGTTCTCCAGCTAGTGCCTTAGGGTTTCGTCCTTGTATCAGTCCTGTTGATATCAGAGTGTCAAGCTGTGACTTGAGCAAGGTCTGATTGTGCCATATCCTGTCGGAGAATGTAGCGTTATAAAACGATTGTCCGATGATGTCTTCGACGGCTTTTCTGCTGTCGTTAATGCTTTCACCTAGTATTCCAGACTGTCTTTTGAGCTCCTCTCGTGTTCGCTCGGTCATCGCCTTGCGTGTGATGTCCTCTAGGTCTTGATACGCATCGACAAGCTCTAGCCCGATATTTGCCTTAAGTAGCTCCAGCCTATTAATCTTCATCGTGAGATTGTAAAGCCTTAGCTCCTCGTTTGCTTGGTCTGAGAAGTCCTTAGTCTTAACATATCGTTTTGCCTTATTGCTAAAAGCCTCTATATCCATCTGTGAGGCTCTTTTCTTAGCCTCGGCAAGTGTTATCCCCTCTTTACTTGCATATCGCATATAAAAGGCTTTTATTTCCTTGTCGATATTTACAGACGCATTGTCAAAGACACGTTTCACCTCTTTGAAATACTCTTGCTCGTCCTTGATTCTGTGCCTTATAGCCTCGGTCTCTCGTTCTCGCCAATATACTGCATTTTGATTGCGTTTCCTTTTACTCCTCGTCATGGTTCTGCTCCTTGCTTTCGTCAGCAAAGAGCAAGTCTACTGCTGATAGTTTCTTTCTTGCCTCTTCCTCTTCCTCGTCCATCTTCTCTATCTCTCGTCTAACATCTGGAACGATTGACAGTACGCTCAGCTGAGTTTCTTTTGATACGACACCTTGCAATGTTGACGCAATCTGTGCCTCGTTCTGTGTGTTGACTGGTATATTTCTGGATGTCTTTATCTCGATATCTCGATATGCTAATGGATCATGTACGTTTGTTGCTAAAGTGCAGAAGATTTTATATCGCTTTCTCAAGCTCTTCTCTATCTTTCGGTCAAAGGTCAGTGCAAGATTGCTCATTGCCTGGAGCTTATATGCTAGTGATACTCCGCTCGATGCATTTCCAAAGCTCTCGTCTGAAATGTTCGCCACCATAGAGATTTGATATATAAGTGTCTCAAGTCTGTTGAGTAGGTTCTCTTGCGTTCCATCAGCCGTTGGTTTCTGCAAGAACTGAATAAGGATGTCCTTTGCATTGTCAGTACCATAGAGATTGATGATTCTATTGTCACGAATATGTCTTACTCCGTCCTCGTCAAGCTCAGCTCCCAATATAGCAAGATACGCCTCAGCGAACGCATCAACATCGTTAGCCTTTTCGCCTAGTGTTGCGTTGTATGTCTCAACAAGTCCAGTGATAGGCTCAAATAGGCCCATTCTCTCGTCGTTCAGTCTCCACTCAACGCAAGGGATAAAGCCGTAAGGGTTCTCCTCTGCCTCTGATACCTTCTTATCCTCAAAGGTGTATATGAAGTTCTTTGTGTAAACCTCGCCATAGGTCTTGCCAGCCTTGTCGCTAGATTGTGGATATATTCCATACCTAACCGCAAATAATGCTCTTTGACTGAGCTTATCGTCATATACAACAAAGAGCTCTTTAGGTGAGATTGACGATACCTTTGTCTCGTGTTGCTCGTTCTGATACATGAACTCAAACGCATGTCCATAGATACAGCACTTCTTCACCATTTCAGCCTCGTGGTCAGTGATCTCGTTCTGTCTGCCGAAAAGCTGTATAGCATCGTTCACCTTTTCATCTGGATGTGTCACCTTTATAGGCACTCCATAGCCATATCCTGTAAAAGTGTCCGTTATATATCTAGGGAAATTCACTGCTAGTCTGTTGTCGGGTTTCCAGTTTTCTTTATCTGGACCCTTGAATATGTCGTGAAAACCTTTGTACATGTTCTCAAGATATATGTACCTCTGTAACATGTTATCGTGCTTTGCGATTTGCTTTTGGATCAAGTCGCCTTTGATACCTTCGCTTATCTCTTGCTCACTGCATACAAGTGCGTAAGGTAACACATATGGTCTTTTCGATTTCATATCTACTAGATTCCCTCCTTAAATGTCTTTAGTTTAGCTGTTGACGGCTTTCTCCAGCCCTCGACTCCATAACGCATTGAAGCCATCGCATCATCAAAAAAAGAAACAGGCTCGTCTAAGTACTCACCTGTTCGCTCATCTCGCTTCCATTTCCATTGCTCTATCTCTTTTTGAAACCACACATTTGACGGATGAATGTATACCATTCTCTTTATACATTCTGCTCCATTAGGGTTCCCTTTTATCCAGTCTATTTGAGCATTGACAGAATGTTTTTCTTTTGTGACAGGTCTAGCCTTGTAGCCAGCTTCCTTCCATGTCTTAATCCTATCCGGCTCAGCTGAGTCACACCACATTGTGCGTGTTTTTAGTTCCGGTCGCTTGTTTGCCTCTTGTATCCATTCTGCGGTGTCTTTTTCATATCCATAAAGGCCAGGCAATACATATATATTTCCGTCCTTTATTCCGTAAGGATATATCGCATTTGCGTGATTAAAGCCAAAGTCTTGACCGATTGCTACATCGTCATAGTCATCGAAGTTTGTGGAGATTTCCTTGACTTCATAGTTGTGAAATATTAGTCCTCCGATTTCTCCCCAGTCTCCTAGTCCGTATATACGATAGCCGTCTGGATCTACTTCCTTTCTTCTCTGCATTCTCGCCTTGTACGCATCGTCTATAAAGCGATTGTCAAGGTAAGAACTGTGGCAAGTGAGTGTATTCTCGTCTTGCCTGTCGAAGAATTGTTTTTTAATCCAGTGATTCTTATTAACTGGATTAAATGTCATCTTGATTTGATAAAATTGACCGCTTGGAAGATTTCCTCGAAGTCTATCGTCTATGATTTCAAAGTCGGATTGTGTTAATTCCGTCGCCTCTTCTATCCATACATCTGTCAGCTTGCCCTTTTGGAAGGTGATTGACTTGAGTTTCTCTCGTTGCTTTTCGTCGTTCACTCCTCTAAAGATAATCATATTCCCATTGATGCATCTTATCTGAAGAGGTGATAGTCTGCACTCAAAATACTTGTCAAGTCCTAGTCTGTATATCGCTCCAGTAAGCTCTGCGTATGTACTGTCTCTATTGGTCACATCAGACTTACGAATACACACAAGGTTGCGACCCTTGTCTTTTAATAGCCTTATAAGATACTGCTGTGCTGTATCTACGCTCTTTCCGCTACCAGCTGAGCCTTTGAGTGCTATATATCGCTTTTTACTACGATGTACTTCGCTAAAGGCTTTATTGCTCTGTATTTGTATCTTCTGTGCCATAGTCCACCTCAATGCTTAGACTCATGTCACCGCTTATGTCGACCTTTTCAGTAAACGCACCATATCGCTTACCTAGTAGCTCTGCTGCCTTTATTCTGTCCTTTTCATCTGGAGTCTTATTTATCAGCCTAGCCTCAGACAATCCCTCGCCTAGTCCCTCGATGACAACAACAGCACTCTTTGACTGACCTCTCATCACAGCAGTGAGATACTGCAGTACTTCTTCTTGCTTTGCGATGGCTTTATCGTCTAATTCCTTGAGCCTTTCGTCTATATAAGCCTTGATATTAGGTTTTTCTAGGTTTTCGACTGCTATCACACCAGCTGTTTTTTTACTGTATCCCGCTTTTATTGCTGACTGTGTCGCATTCCCACTGATGATGTATTCGTCAGCAAATTTCTTTTGTTTAAGAGTTAATTTATCTTTTTTCTTCACAATACACCACCACCTTTCTAGCAATTAGCTTGATTTATTAGACAAACACAAAGGACACCTCTATGACTAGAAGTGCCCTCTGTGGAGTGATTATATAAAATATTTACAAAAGGAGTTCGCCCAATACCTCTTTTCACTAACTACACTATAGCACCTTAAAAATGTGAATGCTGTGAAACTTTTCAGATGTTGCTCCTCTTCCAAAAGCTACTGAGTCGCTTTGAGATTGTTGAGCGTTCAAGTCCCATTATCTCGCCTATCTTCTCGTGAGTCTCCTCGTTGATACAATATAGCCTTAGTATCTCTCTGAGCTCTATGTCTTTTACTTTGTCGATTTCACTCTCTATGCTCTTGATGGCTTGCTCAATCTCTCCTAGTTTGTTCTCTAGCTCCCTTTCTCTCTTCCTAACCACCTTTTCATCAATCTCAACGCCAATTAGTGCTTTAGGTATTCCTTTGCCTGTTCGATAATCTTTGTAGTAGTCTGTGACTATCGTATAGGGTGGGTGTGTAATGGAGTATCTTAAACCCTCTGCAGCTCTGCGTAGTGTCTTCAGCTGTCTTACTGATTCGTAGTCTATCATGGCTATACACCTCGCTCTGCTCTTATATCTGCCTTTACTTTCTCGACTGCCGTTTTTCCGTCTACTGCTGGTTGCCAAAATTCAATCGTGCTTATCAAACTTCTTTCACAGCTCTCCATGTCTTGCTTGAACCTCTCATATTTCATATCGCTTTTGTCTGTTGTGAGATATCTTACATACTTGGATCTAAACTCCCCTGATGCCGACTCTAATATGCGGTAAATGATTGTCAAAGCTCCGTCCTCGTGAGCCTCGTCCTTTTTCAGTCTTATATTTGCGTTTCTTTGAAACTCACTAAAATTCTCGTTGTACCAATTGATGACGGCTTGCTTTGGGTCTTCTGATGGCTCAGAGTGGGTCATACATCTGTAGCACTTTACTGCGTACTGGCGTGATGTCTTGTCAAACTTTCTCCCCCACCTCCATAGATGAGCTGAGCCTCCACAAAACGGACAAGCCTTTTTCATCTCTTTGATTAAGTTACTCACTGCTGGGTTTAACATTCGCTATACCTCCGATTCATGCTCCTTTAGGTATTCTTTGTTTAATAAAAAACTGATGTTACAAGCCATATGTGCAAGGTGGGATAGTCCGCTCTCCTCGTCTACCTCGTTGCCCTCGATGTACGCTAGCAAGTGTCTGTAAAGTGCGTCCACATACCTTTTCGGCTCTACCTTTCGCCAATTCTCGCTATCTCCGTACTTCTCCGTGCCATACATCCTAACCTCGGCTACTGCCTTGACTAGTTCCGGATTGACAAGGGATAACTCTAACTTGCCTTTATCAGCCTTTGCTGACTGGTCTTTACTAATTCCGTTTACCTTTGCTAGTGCGTCCCCATTCTCGTCGATGTATAGTGCGTTTCCCAACTCGTCAACCACTCCACCTAATTTGCCATTTAACTCATTTACAAGTTCGATGATGTTTTTATAAATTCTTTCTGCCTCTTCGATGGTTTCAAAACTCTTAAGAAAAACGCAATCATCATCGTTATGTGACATTCCTCGGACAAATAACACGTCCCAACCTAAAAGTGGTAACGTTGACGACACGATTCTAAATTTATCGTTTTGAATTAGAGTAATCGGTTTAGAATTATTATTCCTCAAACTTTCATCTTGCTCCAGCACTCTTCCTGAAATCATTGTGTTACCCTCTAGCTTTAACTCTATTTTTAGTTTCATTGCTAACACTCCCTTTCAATCACTTCTAAATCGTGCTTGTATTCTTTCAAAAGCTTGCTCAATAGCTCCTTGCCTACATCATTGACTGCTTCATCCTTTAACAGTTTCTCGATGTTCTCAATTTCCGATTCAAGGAAATTGCTTGCGTAATTTATTAATCTGTCTTGTGGTATCATTACTTCTACTCCTTATATGGTGGTATTTCCATCCATGCTACAACCACTTCAAATTCGATATCCGTTCCTGATAACCATACCCCATCGTCATCCTCATCAAAGCTATCTACCCATACTTCTGTCCCATCGGTCACAAACACGTCCTCACCATAACTAGGCAAGTTTTCGGCAATCTCTATCCAATCAGGGTGAAATTCTTTTTCCTCAAGGGTTATCGGTCTAGATGTGAGTTTATGCCACTGTTGTGCGACAGGTTGCTCGTCAATTGCTTGCATTATTCCAATCGTGAACATCCCCCTATCAATTGAGCCACATTCATCTGCTAGAGAGTAATCGTGCTCCTCTATTGTTTTTATCAGCTTATCTGCGTCTATTAATCTCATCGTTATTTCTCCTTGATTTTATCCTCAATCAACTTATGTATCTTTGCTCTAATATCGTCTGCTATTTCAAAATGCTGACTTGCAGAACAGCGTTCTAACTCGTCTAGCAAGTCGTCTAATTTGCTTTTAAAATCGTTCATCTGTTCCTCGCTTTCTGTTGTATGCTCCTCTTGGTAGCAAAGGTGATGTCCATAATTGTGGTGTTTTTAATGTGCTTATCGCCATTTCAAGTGCTTTTACATTATTTGACCATCCCATCTGCTCGCATACACCTTTTAGCTTAGTTAATTGCTCTATAGCGTCATAATTTGTCATCGTTACATCCTTTCTGCTCAACTCTTGTCAATTATCAATGACGAATCCTTTTTCCTAACTTGTATTTTCTTCCACAATTTGTGCATTTGGCAGTGAATGCCCCTTTGCGTGTTTGCCTTAATTCTCCACCACATTCACAAGCAACATCTATGCACCGTTTTTTCATAAATTCGTCTATTTGAGAAGGTGCGTATTGCCTCTTCTTTTTTACAGGGGGTTTAATTCCCAATAAACGCATTGTTTGTTTGTATTCATTTTCTATCCATTTCCCATCTGACTCTAAATGACATCCATCGCCCATTAAGTCCCCCAATTTTATCAGCCTTTCATACAGATAGGCTTTATCATCATTCATCGTTCCCCCTCTTCAGTCGCTCCTCCGATATTTCTTTGATAATTTCATCTACAGACTCCTCAAAGGCTTTTGTTATCATTTTTTCAAACTGCCTCTCGGCTCTTCGCTTTGCAAAATACTTTGTCAATGTGTGTCCTGCAACACTTCCGACGATTACTGCTAATACTGTTACGATTCCGTATGCTAATATCATTCTTTTTACCTCTCCTTATTCTTTAAAATATCGTTATTCCTCTGTGTCTTCTTATAGCACCATATACAGAGGTTTACTTCCTTTTTGCCGATTACTGCACTGTACTTGCCGTACTCGTTGATTCGTTTTCCACATAGTTCGCACTTCATTTGTTGCACCTCTCTAGCAAGCGTATTGCACTTTGGGTTATATCTGACTCATCTGTAAGAACATTAACAGGTTCGTGTCGTTCTAAATTATCTACCCTTAGTGTCTCTAACATTTTTTCGTACTCCGTCTCTGTTAAAGACTTCTCTACATCAATGTTTATTGAGCATATATCGTCTATTCGCTTGATATAGATGTCTTTATGGTCTGTATAGACTATGAATGTATTATCCCATATTCCACTAACAATCTCTGTTATTGCACCCTCATCTAAATAAATAATGTGATTGCATCCATCTTTAAATTTCACTCGTGCCTTAAAAACAATTACCTCATCATTGAATTTTTCGACATTCATATTCTTACTCCTCTCAGCTTCCTTGTGATTCTGTCGCAAGCCTTTATTGCGTCTTCCCACGCACTGCTTATATCCTCAAGTTCTTCCATCATTCTATTTAAGTGCTTCACCTTTGCTTCTGACCACGATTTAAGCTTTGCAAGGTCTCCCTCTATCTCTTCTCGGTTATCGTCTTCGCCTAGCAAGTAGGATAAGCTACAATCAAGCACTTCGCACAGTTCAGCAAGTATGCTTGTTGTAGGATACTTTGTTCCGTTCTCGATTCCTGATAGTGTCGCTTGTGATACTCCACAATAATTTCTGACTTCTAGTTGCGTAAGCGATTTCTTTATCCTAGCTTCTTTAACTCGCTCGCCTATCATTGCCTTATCGTATTTCATTACCTTTCTCCTCTATGGGTTACATTAAGATTCCTTACTAACTCAGCTACATCAATTCCACATAATGCTTTTGTATCTCGCACAAATTCGTTTACAGTCGCTCTGTGGTCTACTGTCTCCTCTAGCAAAGCTATGTACGATTCGCAAAACTCATCTAATTGCTCTTTATTGAAGTCATAAACCATAAAGAGCGTGCGCACCATAATTGCAAAGTTTAGCTGATTCGCCATTTCGGTTACTCGCTCTATAAGTTCCTCTCTTTCTGAGCGACTAAGCTTTGGTTTCTTTGTTCTTGGAACGCCCATTCTTAACTCTCTTTCTTAATGCTATGTCTATTATTCTCCTTGAATGTTTTTTAGGTTTCTTCGCTATTTGTTTCATTACTGCTCCTTTGCCTTAACTTTCTTTGCGTGCTTTATTGCAACATACTTTCCGTAAGAGATTCCTAGCATTCTCGCTTTTGCTATCTTTTCATCGAGCGATAACTTCCTAACCTCTTTTTCTTCCTTTGCTTGTTTTTTCTTGGTTGCTTTCCTAGATGTTCGCCTTGCCCTTTCTAAAAAGCATTCGTGCGAGCATACTTTTTGCCTTGCCGTTTGGGAATAAAATTCACTCCCACATATCTCACATTCTTTAACAGATAGGCTCGGTATTATGTCAACCATTTCGGCTATCACTTCTGGCTTTAATCGTCTTATCTGTTCATCGGTTTTTGACTTCTCGATTAAGTACCTTTCGTCGGTCTCGGTAGAGACGACCACAATTCCTTGTTGGGTCGTCTCATACTCGATATAATCGAACATTTCGCTATAATAAATCATTGCGACACCTCGTTTAGAACGGCACAGCTTCGTCTAAGGTCTTAAAGTCGTCTATACTTTCCTGCTCTTCCACTTGCTTTTCTGAGTGACTCTCTGCGTCTTTCCACTCTAGGAACTCAACCCTCTCAGCGATTACATCGGTTGTGTACACCTTGCTTCCATCGTTCTTTTCATAGCTTCCAGTCTGCAATCTGCCTTGTATTCCTACTAGTCGTCCTTTTGCTAAGTATTTCTCGCAGTTTTCAGCTTGCTTTCCGAACACGATTATGTTCGGAAAATCGGCTTTCTTTTCGCCATCCTTTGTTGGTCTGCTAATAGCTATGGAAAATCTCGCTACTGCCGTTTGGCTTGGTGTATATCTTAGTTCTACTTCCCTTGTGGTTCTGCCGATTAGTGTTACATTGTTCATCTTCAAATCTCCTTTATCGTTAGGTCTTGATACCTTTTTTCAAATTTTCTATGAAGCTTTATGTAGCCATTCAGTGTATTGTCCATTTTGCTCATATCTCTTGAGCTCAACTATCACTCTTGGTCTTTGTGTTGTATAAAACTTCAGTATGTGCAAATCTATGATTTGCGTATCGTCTTTGTAAGCTACGTCATTTAGTGCATCACACACGACTTTTGCAAGATTATCAACATCAGGTCTTTTTGTCGGATAAAGTAGTCCGTTTTCAATATCTGCCCTTTGCTTTTTTGTAAAGCTCTTAGGAATTTCAAAGAGTGCCACGATTTTCATCGCCAACGGCTCCTTATTGAACCAAATTTCGCTACTTTCAGTCGCTTTATAGCACTCTTTGATGTAATTCTCATAAAGCACTGTATCTGTCGGTGTGACGCTCTGATGGCGCCCTAGACGATGGTTATAGAACGTTCTCGCTCTAGCTTTTCCTTGTGGTTTTCCCCACATTTCGAAAACTATCATTTCGTTAAATTTTATCCCCCTTTGTTTGAGCCTTTATTTTTCGTTTTAAGCGATTTTAATTTCTAAACGATAATTCTATCGCCAAGCATATCATCGTCGCTCTATGCGACTAAAATCGACCTCAAAACCATATCTCAATGTATATCGTTATCCCTCTAACATCATTAAGCCTTTTAACTTGTCTTTAACCTCTGCAGGCAACATCGCTATCGCTTGCTCCCTTTCCACCACTGCTGACATCGTTTTGAAAAACTGTCCTCTAGTCACTGTTTGGAATGTTTCAGGGGGAAGCATAGCTAGTTCTTTTAGCTGACCTAAGTCTTTTAACCATACCCTTAAAGCTTTAGGCAAGCTGTCAAACTCCTCTTGCGTGTAGTACAGTCCTTGCCTTACAGCTTTGCCAAGTTCTCCCCATAACTCAGTCACCTTGCTTTCACCACCTTGCGTGATTAGGTCTATTTCTGCTCTTAGTCCTGCGATGGTCGGTGGGTACTTCTCTTTAGCGATATAGTTTTTCAAGGCGACTGTCACTATCTGTCCATCGTCTTCGGCAAACATCATCTCGTAAAGGCTTACTTGTGCTTTCATCTCCTCTACACTCAGTTTCTTGTAGTGTGTCGGAAATGCCGTACTCAGTATCTGCAATAGTGCTTTTATCTCTGTTCTGTTCATCGCTCCCCCTTACAAGTCCATAAAGCTTACAGACTTTGATTGCTTATCGGACTTTCTATTTCGCTCCCAAGTCCTGACTGCTGCTTTCCAATCGACCATCGGCTTTCCTGTGCCGTACTTCCATCCTCTAGCTTCGTAGTAGTCAAAGAATTGTTGTGCGTCTATGCCATTAAGTCTTTCGTCACAGTAGGCTTGTATTTCATCGACAGTCGGTCTCGCGCGCGCACGCGATATAGATATATTATTATTAATATTTCCCTTGTTATCTTTGTTATCTTTGTTATTTGTGGTGCAGTCGTGGTGTAATGGTGGTGCAGTCGTGGTGCAGTCGTGGTGTAATGGTGGTGCAGTCGTGGTACGCACATCTTGATACATCGTGTAATTTACAATGTTTATAGTGGTGCAATATTTTGTACTTTCTATTTCGACCATCTTGTCACTCTCTAACGCACTTAAAAATTTATCAAGTTTGCGTCTGTTCCATTTCCACCTATCAGCTAGATACCTTTTAGAGGTGTAAACTGTTCCTGCTTTTTTGTGTTCTAATTCTCCGTGGAAGTACGATTTATGGTCTTTCCACGAAGCCGTTAGTAAAAGGTCTATCCACGCTTGCCCAAAAGAATATGGTTCATCTTGCCACAACCAGTGCTCCACAAGGCTCCGTTGTACCCTTATCCATCCGTCCATTGTTCCTTTAACCTCTCTAGTTCTGCAGGTGTCATAGTCTCTATTCCTTGTTCTTTGCACTCGACTACCACACTATCTATCAGCCTTGACATTTCATCGGTTTTATAGGTGCTACTTCCGTAGTAGCTTTTGATATTGTGATAGCCTTTAAAGTTCTTGCACTCGCCCAAGTCCTCACATATCCAACCCTCGCCGTGCTGCTCCCATACCTTAACCCAATGCTCTATAACATCAGTTTTTATCGGCACTATCTCAAACACTCCAACCTCGGAGATTAACTTTCGGTATATGTCAGTTTTCATCTGCCTTGTTTTATCTGCTAGTTTTCCAACAAGTGTCCAAAAGTATGCGTTTGCGTCAAGGCTTCTGCGTTTTGATTTAGGCTTAATGATGATGTCATAGTCCTTGTTTTCATCAATCTTTATGCCGTCTAAAAGTTCTAGTATTTGTCTATGCTGACCCTTTGGAAGATTGATTGATATTTGGTCAACCTTGTACAGAAGATTTAGCTGAATGTCTTGTATTTTCATAAGTAATTTCTCCCAAACTCCTTTCTAAAGTCTTTGTTTGGATAGTGCTTTTCAAAGGCTTTCTGCCCTAGTTCGTGAAAGTATTGCATTGTCGCCTTGTTGTGGTGAACTCCGTTCGGTGGTTCGTTGTGGTCACAGTGGCAAAGGAAAACCTTTAAGCCATACTGCTCGCTTTTCTTTCGATACGGACCACCGAAGATATGATGTTCTTCCACATAAGGACTTCCACAGATAAAGCACTCTCGCTCGCTCTGTATGATTGATTTCATTACTGCTCCTTGCCGTTCTCAATATCCCTTAGGATGATTAAGGCTCTGCCGTGGTGTTCCTTTGTCATCGGTCCACTTGTCCATCCTGTCTTTTTTAGAATCTCTGTTGCGTCAAGGTTCATAGCCTTACAAAGCTCAATATATGTCTTTTTTTCGGTCGGTGTAGCTAGTTCCTCTGATAGGTCTATCGGTTCATCGTTTAACGGCTCTTTAGAAGCCGTTTTCTTGCCTTTAGGAACGGCTTTACCCATCTTATAGACAACTACATTGCTTTTAGTATTAACTATGCTTAAATCGCAAATTTTGCCGTTGTTATCATAAGCGATTTGGTTTACGATAAATTTATCGAAGCACTGATATTTTCCGTTCCTTTGAATAATGTTACAGTCGGTCTTGCTGATGAAAATGAATGGTGCCGTGTATAGTTCTCTACCGATTCCCCAATTAAAGCACGCTCTCTTAAAGCTATCGCTCGCTTCCCCTTTTTCTTTCTCGGTCAAGCTTTCAGTTCCGACATCCTGCTTCCACACCCAATCTTTTCGATTTTCAAAGTAAATACCGACTGAACAAAATAGGTTGTCCTTTATTACCTCGTGGTGTCTTTGCCAATTTTCAGGACCCACTGTTTCGTCAAGGATGTTCATATCGCACCTTGCGTCTTTATACAGTAGCAATATCAACCCTTTTTCTGTGACTGACTGCACCCTACAATCAATCTCATCTGCTCGTAACTTTCTAAACTTTAATCCCATTCGTCCAACCTCTCCTCTATTAGTTCTTTAGGGTTATCGTGCCCTCTGTTTGTTAGCCATTCCTCTATTTCTTTGAGGGTTTCGTCTATCTCGCTCGAACAAGTTTTGCACATATCCTCGCCCTCTTTCATGTACTCTCCACACCCACACTTGACTGCGTTGTCGAAGAGTTCTGCTCCACAGTAAGGGCAAGTCAAAACTATTTCTTCTTTTGTAAATTCGCCATATCTTGCGTAGTCTGTTGTTCGTCTAGGCTCCACTGCTTCGTTACATCGTTCGCACCATTTATACATTTTCTATCTCCTCCATCGTTATTTGATTAGGGTCTATTCCCTCCATTACCTTAGCTACTCTGAGTAGCTTAAAAGCTCTCGACCTTAGCTGATTTACTGTCGCCTTTACATCCTCTTTGCTTCCCATCCAATAGCCTTTGCCGTGTGTCAAGGAGCATATCGGATAGCCTTGTTCTCTTAGGCTTCTTATAGCAAGTCTTATCGTTCGCTCGTTTTCTCCTATCATTCCTACTAGATAGCTTTTAGACTTAGGCTTACTTCCTAGAATTGACAGTAGGCGATTTTCTATGATAAGATTCTTTTGTGTTTGGGCACTCTTCGGAGTGTCTTTTTTTGCGTCTACCATTACTCGTCCTCGCCTACCTCAATCCCTGTGATTCTCTTAAAAATCTTTGCATCAAAGTTTGGAATGGACTTGACTTCTTTTTTCCTGCGTTCATCGAGACGCTCCCACCAAGTCTGACGCTCACTTGACTTGTTTTGAGTTTTCAAAAAACCACCTGTTGTTTCATGTTCAGGATGTTCTTTGATTTTCTCATCTGTCATATCGTCGCTGTAAACCCAATCAATATCATCAATCGGCATATTGTTTAAAATGTATCTTGCGTCGCTATTAATCCAATCTCTATAAGTCCAATCTGATGGCTTGTCAAATAGATAGATTTTAGGCTCTTCGGTGTTAAAGCAGCCATTGGAGAAAGATGTAATGTTCCAATCGCCACTGTTACAATCGCCACTGTTACAATTGCCACTGTTACAATCGCCACTGTTACAATTGCCACTGTTCCTATTGCCACTGTTCCTATTGCCACTGTTACAATCGCCACTGTTCCTATTGCCACTGTTACAATTGCCACTGTTACAAAGTGTCAACACTTCTTCCCAAGCTATCTCACGAACAATCTTGATTTTGTTAGTGCAATGCTTTGTATCATCGTTATCCTTGTCAATCTCCCCAAGTGCCTCAACCTCAGCCACCTTGTTGTTAGTATTAAAGCTGTAATAGTTAAAGCAATCGGCTAAATTAGTACAAAAGTGAAATCCTCTATCACAACACTGAGGTGATTCTTCCATTTCGTATGTTTTGCCTACTTCATACTTAAAATCTATGCAAGTCCAATCTCCATTAAAAACTTTATAACCTTTCATTTTCTCAATATCCTTTCTGCGTATGCTTTTCCGTCTTCGGTGTTTCCTGAGTTGTATACGCTCAGTGCATCCTCGTAGTTTCCGTATTTGTCGTATAGGTCTGACAAGATAGCACATCCCAAAATAACATTCTCTTGTGGGTCAAATAGGCTTACGATCCCTAGTTCTTCCATTCGTTTTTGGTGGTACTTTGGTTGTATCTGCATTAGTCCGATTGATTCTCCATTGTCCCCTACTGCGTTCGGATTGCCGTTTGATTCCTCTTTGATGATTGCCTTAACGATGTTAGGGTCTACTCCACTCCTAACGGCTATGTCGTCAATCATTTCGTTTGAGATTCCCTTTACATCAATCTGTATGTTGCTAACGACTTTGTATTCCGTCTGCTGATATACTTGAGGGTTGTCAATCGCAGTTGCTATGCCGTTAAGCGTAAGCACTGCAGATATAAATAGTGTCGGTGGTATGATTGATTTAATTTTCATCTTGTCGCCCCCTTGCATCCATTGATGTAAAACTCTGCTACATCAGGAATAAAATATCTTTTGTGTCCTCGTGATAGATGTTTTAACTTACGGCTTAAAGCTTGAGACGATATTCCCCACCACTTAGAAAGTTCTGTTATCGTGGCTAGCCCATCACCCTCAGAAACCTTTTGAATGTCTCGTATTACATCTTGTTTAGTCATTGCTTTCCTTTCTACGGTTAAACCGTAATTCTAAACTAAAAAAATAAGGTCGTTGTAGCTTACTTTATAGACTTCTTCAATCTTCTTTATGATTGGAACATCAGGAAAGCTTTTCCCCCTCTCATAGTTAGACAGTGTGTCGTGACTAATCCCTATAAGCCTTGCAGCCTCTTCCTGAGTATATCCCCTCATAACCCTTATCGCCTTTAAAGTATAGGTTCCCATTTTGTCACCCCCTTTCAAGCATCCATCTTTATTGCTATGGCTTTATTGTACTACGGTTAAACCGTAATGTCAACGGTTTTTTCGTAAAAATTTAAAAAAATACTTGCACAATTTACGGATATAGCATATACTCTGCGTAAATATGGGAGGTATAATATGTCTACGCAATTAGGAAACAAAAGTATAATGGCTAGAAATATTCAATACTATATGGACTTAACAGGGAAAACAAGAAACGATATGTGCGAAGCTTTGGGGGTGAAATATACCACATTTACAGATTGGGTCAAAGGTAAAACATATCCACGAATAGATAGCATAGAGAAGATGGCAAATTATTTCGGTGTAGAAAAGTCTGATTTGATAGAACCACGCACAGGGTTAAAAGAAGTCAAAGCCGTGAAAATACCTGTTCTTGGTATGGTTCACGCAGGGTATCCTATGGAAGCAATCGAAGAAATTTTAGATTGGGAAGAAGTAACCCCTGAAATGGCATCTAAGGGCGACCTTATGGCTCTTAGGGTTCAAGGTGACTGTATGGAGCCGAAATTCAGTGACGGAGATACAGTTATCGTGCGTTGTCAAAGTACTGCAGAGAGTGGCGACATAGTAATCGCTATGGTGAATCACGACGAAGCAGAAATGAAAAAACTTAAAAGGTTCGATAATGGCTTTATCAATTTAATACCTCTAAATCCGTCATACTCGGCAAGGTCATTCTCCCCTCAAGAAATAGAAGAATTACCTATAAGGATATTGGGTAAGGTAGTAGAATTGAGAGCGAAGTTCTAAGGAGATATTATGGATAACGACAAGTTCGCTGCTAGACAAAGAATAACAAAATATATCTTTACTATAATATTCGTTGTTCTAGTTATAGCTTCTGTAATAGCCGTAAAAGAGATTATAGATGATAAATATATAGAATCAAGAGCACCTGCCACTTGGACAGGCAAAACATACGATGTTGAATCAGACGGCGAATACTATTCGATGTATGAGGTAGTTCCACCACAATATTTTGAGTTAGTAGCGTATAATAAGAAAACGGAAATGCTTGCGATCAAAACGTACGATGAAACGGAAGAACATATATACTATGATGTTCCTGAAAGTGTGTTTAATAAGTTCATTGCTGATAAATCGCCACTAGAATTTTATAATAAGTATTTGAAGAACACTTTTGAAAGTGATTATTAAAACAAAAGAACCCTCTGCATAAAACAAATAAAAAGGGTGCAGAGGGCTCTGAGGTTGCAATGACGCAACGGATGTATCAGCCTTATTGTATCATTGCGACCCCTTTTAGTCAAAGGGGAATTTTATTTCCCCAAAAGGGAGTTAAA